TCAAAATCGTCTTCTTCTGCAATTACCATACTCATAAACTCACTCCTTCACTATTTTTTCGATAAATCATGCAACCATGCATAGCACCATCAGAGCCCTTCACATAAGCAAAACCACTAACCATGTTGCCATCACTGCCCTTCGCCCTCACAGGTGTGAACTCTGGTTCCGTAGTCTCCACCTCAAGATACAACTCTCCGATAGTTAGATATCTGCTCTGGTCACGGAACGCAATACACCAACCATAGTTAATCAAAGCAGTAAGCTGAGATAGCGGAACATTCACGGTTCTCTCAACAGGACTTGTATCAGTTGGAAGTCCAACCCAAGTCCAAGACACCCTGTTATCCCTGAACATGGGGAAGCCTGTTCTTACTTTAATCCTACCACCATCATCAGGCGAACTTGACAGAACAGAATAATACAGCTCAACATTGTTCGTGATATCTGTACCGCCAGTGATTCTCTGTATGTGTAAAGTAATCTTGGTTATTTTACTTGCATCAATCCCAGACAGTCCACCGAACTTTGCGTAAGTACCGTAATGGTTGCTACCACTAATACCTGCCCTGTAGGGGGTACTGGCAGAATCCTGTGTAAGGTCATTGCTAGTACCGCTAACAGAGCAAATAAAGCTGGTAGGTATATTGTATACCTTACCCATTGCTTAGCCCTCCCGGAAGTAGAGATAAATATCGCCAACAGTCAGCAGTGCAGCCATACTATCAGGGCTTGCTACACCCGAATAGATATTAGGCCCCACACTGTCATTGTTGTAAATAACCCACTCATTGGTTCCAACACGCATAAGTGTTACAACGTTATTAGCCTGATGTATGCGCTTACCGTTAGGTGCATTGATGGTAACACCTGTTGCGCCAGTTATCACAACCTCAGTGCTGCTTGCACGTTCAATGAAAACAGGAGCACCAATAGGCCATGCATCACCATCAAGCCCAGTAGGAATAGACACGGCCAAAGCCACATTGGTTTTGCACCTTACCAGTTTGTTTACATCACTATCAGAAAGTGTATAGGTTTCAGTAGCCCCAGTAACCTCACTGACAGAACCCCACATCTGCTTAGGAAGCACCTTGCCGTTCAGGTTTAGCCCAGCGACACCACCCGGAGTACCAACGTTTGCAGAAGGAACAGCACCAATATTACCCGGAGTAATCCCCAGATTCTGTCTTGCCTGTGCAGCATTAGAAGCCCCGGTACCGCCCTTTGCAACAGGAGCAACATTAGGAATCCCCAAGTTAGCTCTTGCAGTCTCAGCATCAGTAGCACCAGTACCACCCATATTGACAGGCACGGGAACCGGAATATCACTGCCACCAGTAGGAATAGCATTCACAGCATTGACAAACCCATCAGGATACACCAGTGGAGCACTCGTCCCACCCTTAGCACGAATACTGTTTGCAACCTTCTTCAAGTCAACTTCTGTAGTAATATATTCGTTAGGCATCTATATCACCTCCTTAGAAACTTTGTCCGTTTGCGTTGGTATAACCAGTTGGGTCAACACCAGTCTGGCCAAAGATTTTCAGCGGAATCATAATAGTGTTATCCTCATTGGAAGTAGCGTCACCAATAGTAAGATAACTTCCATCACTAAACTGCATACCGCTTGCAACAACAGAGAACTTCCGGGAATAAATCATATCCGTATACTGTGCGCTGCCTACTGTTTGCCCAGAAGGAAATGCAACAGTAGCGGAAATCTCCTCAGCATTTTTGTCTACAAGGAACTCCACAACGAAACTGGTATAGCTGGCTATATTGCTAATTGCAACTATCTGCCCTGCAAAATCTGCGCTTGCGTCAGCATTTTCCCACAGCTTCACGCTCTTAACGCCACCCCAAGTATTAAGTGCTTCCTGCACAATAGGCTGCAAGCTGTCCAGCAATTCCTGCTTCGTATTAGTTTTCCAATTCGCGTTCTCTACTTGCCAGTTAGCTAACGTCTGATTAACCTGCTGAGTAAAAGCAGTATAGTTAGCAGACATCTGACTGTTAGTAGCTTCCACTTCTGCCTTGAAGCTATTGAAAGCAGCAGTCATGGTATTAGTGAACTCAGTGAAGTTCCCGTTTACAGTGTTTTCGAACTCGGCAATATGTGCATCAATCTGGTCTTTGTATGCCTTATACTTGGCTTCCTGAGTATCTTCGAAGTTGTCGAACGCATTTTGCATATCCTTCTCAAACTGAGCAATATTATCATTCTGCGTATCAACAGACTTTGCAATCTCCTGTAGCATGTTGATAAACTTGCTCAGGAACTCATAGTAACTCAAGCTATCATCGTAAATCAGTGGCAGTATCGCATGACACCAATACCGGATAGTCGGGTCTACATAGTACAGTGGTTTGGTTTCAAAAGCCATTTCTTACCCTCCTTACCAAAGATTAAAGAACAGTGGAGACAGGTCATTGATTATGCGTAAGTCGATGTTTGTGAATACGTCAAGTAATTCCTTCATTAACTGGCTGTAGGATTTTCCGGGAGATTTTCCAGTTATTGTCTTTACATACCTTTCCGTAGTGTCATTAGTTCCGTTAGTAGTATTGTCATTTTTAGTGCTTCTGCTTGTGCTTCCACCATCTGTAATCTTACGGGCGTTAGTAAGATACTTCTCGTTCTTAACATTGTCCAAACTTCCCTGCGGAGTATCAGAGTATATGTCCCACCTGTTATTACTGTCACTTCCTGTTACGCTACCTTCATCTTTACTTGTTCCAGCCATAACCGTATTGTTAGTACCTTCATGCTCGGTAACCAACTTTGTATCTGTAAGTGGGTCAAGTTTTTGCAATGTAAGCTGTGCAGAATACAACTCGTTGTAGTAAGGCATTATCTCATTCATTTTTGCATCAAGCCATAACTTCCAAAGCCCTACAGTTTCCGCAGCTATCTCTCTGGTGTAATAGTGTTTAAGTATCTTAGTGCATAGAACATTCCGGTATGCTTCGTCAAAGATAGGAAAGTCGAATGTGAAAATCTTAGGTATAGCTGCTTGGATGATTTTGTTTACATCGTCATACCCCTTGCTTTCACCGCCAGCATACATTTCGCAAATGTACCGCAACTCTGTGGTATACTTACTCATTGTTGCTACCTCCAACTTCGGTATCCTGCCCAGTTACTTCTGGAATAATGTCTCTGTAGTCCTCTCTGTAATCACAAGTAATATTCAGGTCAGGGAACATTTGATTGATTTGTTCGCAAGCCTGCCTCCTTGCTTCCAGTCTGGAATACCTACTTGCAATAGTACCACCTTGGTTCCGAGTAACTTCGTCAGTAATTAACCGTTCCTTCTTCTGTACGTTAATGTTGCTGATACCAAGATAGGTTAAGCACTCATTCCAAAGCTGTGTCTTGAGTACATACAATTTATCAGCTACCAGAGGAGCACCTGTATTAAGTACCTGAAATGCATTGGTATTTAACGCCTTATCCCCAAATATTACAGGCTGATTACCATCATACTGCTGATATGTATTCAGCATGGTAAGTCTCTGCTGTTCGTCACACTTAATAAGTATAGGGGTTTTCTGTGCATTGATATTTACGTCAATAGCCCTGTCAATGTTGTACAGACGCTCAGCAAAGTTACGTACGTCCAACATGCTATTGGTTCGAAGATAGTTGTTATAAATAATAACACTATCTTTCTCTGTCAGGTTCTTCTGATATCCGTTAACAGCATAAGCACGCCTGTTAATGGGAACCCGGTATACATTGAAACCACCATTCACAGCGCACTGTAAACAAAGATAACCAAGTTCCTCATCCTTGAAGAATACTATCTGTCCATCTTCAAAGAGTGTGAGTTCGAGGAAACGTGGGTCTACTGTATCAGGAAGCCCCTTCCATTCAAACATACTCATAGCCAACTCAGTTAGGTGCATATAATACTGCAAGTATGTAGCATTATTGCGTCTGGCGCTCTGCCAGAATTTACCGTCTCTCTTAGCCATTTAACCTCCTACAGTATTATCAAGAGTATAGTCACCAACTTCGCTACCTTTCTTCCAGAATGTTACACCCTTGTTATAGATAGCTTTTATTGCTGCCATATCATTAGCAGGCACAGAGCCTACCGCATTGCATCCTATGGTTTTAACATAATTCCAGTGTGGCCTACTGTTTCTGTTTGGAACTTTAACTCTGTGAGTGGCATAACCGAACATATCAAAGTAATCGTCAATGATGGACACGAACTCAGGCTTGATGTGCTTCTTCATAAAGCAGAAATCAAGTTTTCCCAATGCAGCAGCAGTAGCAGCCCCCGAACTTCCGCCAGTAGGCTTATCTGCCATGCCAAGCACTGTCGGCGCAAGGACTTGGCCAATAGTGCGTACCCCCATGTTAATAATGCCTGTTGCAGCTTGAACACCCGCCTGTGCTGTCTGCATAATCCCAGCAGCAGCGATAACAGGATTAGCGGTAGCAACGCCAATTCCAGTAGTAGCTATTCCGCTACCAGCCCCGCTAAGTGCGTTGACAGCCCCGTTAGTTGCTTCCTGTGCCAGCCACGCTCGAAATGTGTCAGTAGCAAAAGGAAGATGGGGATAGTTCGTTAGTACCAATCTTTGGTCATAGTTCACGCCGCCAGCAATTCCTATTTCGTAATCTACAGGAGACAAGTAGACGCTCGGATTAAGTGTAGAGTCCCCTGCCAACTGGAAGCCTATAGTATCTGTTGCAAAGTTTTCATACTTATATATTTTGGAATCGCCACTAAGATTGGTAACATATAGATAATTATAGGGATAATCAAGAAGTTTTTTATTATGTACAGGTTGTCCGTCTGCACGTTTAAGGTCAGTGAATTTTGTCTTAACCACTGCTTTAACCGCTGGCTGAGTGCTACCCTTGGCACCTGCCATAGCTTGGTCGATAAGGAATACACCGAAGATACCGTCAGATTTACTGCCAGCGCCTTTAATAAAGTTTTCAGCAGCAGTTGCCCCAGCTACTGTGTTAGGATACCCAATTAGGTTAAGTCCGGAGTACACACCACCGTACATACCCCCATAGGCATCAGCATATTTATCGTCAAATGTGCAGGCTATCACAATAGCATAGTTACCAAGAACACCAGTTCCCTCGAAATCCTCAGACACATATTCGCCAGTATCCAAGCATTCGGGAACACGGTTAGCACCCTCAATGTCGAACACGGAATGCTCACGTTCAACGAAGCAAGGCTTCAAAGTATAGTCGAACAGCCATGTTTGCATGATGTCTAACTCGTAGGTTATTTCGCTAACTATGTTGTTGACATACTCTATGTTCGTGATAAATGCGTAGAAGTATTTATTGCCAAAGTTCTCGTTTTGATAAAATAAATAATTGCAATCGTATATATCATCAGCTTTAAGTTCTACCCGCATACGATTTACGCCAAGTCGCTGATATGTTTGCTTAACAATCAGTTTCTTCTGTTTGCCAGAGAAGTAAGCATACTGCGCTCCAACGCTATCAAACAATATTGTGTGTTCGTATGTTGGGTCAAGCGGCACACCGCTGCACAATGTCACATTTGTCAGTGGCTCAATATACACAAGCACCCTCCTTCCTAAAAATTCCGGGAAGGGGCCGAAGCCCCAAACCCGGTATGGCCCGAAGTTTAGCCAGTGATGTTTTTGGTGTTGATAAAAGCATATAACCCACCGCCATCGGGTCCTTCGTTACCCCCAATGAAACCCTTAAATTCGTTTGCAGTACCCTTCCGATAAGTAGTAGCTGCGCTGTCACTAAGGGTGTATACACCGAACACATAAGTCTCGCCTGCATATTCTACAGTAGGTACATCTTTAATCTCATTACTGGTAACTATATATGCACCGTATTTTTTTACCGCAATCATAGAACTTACAAGTTCATCCTGATTGAACACAGCACCATCAACTACACTGACCACGGTCATTACATTGTTCTCAGTGCTGTTTGCACCAGAAAGCGAATCAATAGATAATATTACAACTTTACCGCTTCCGTTATTAGCCATAATAACGCCTCCTTACACTGTCATAGTTTTAACGGTGGGTGTCAGCACGTCATAAGACTGGCCGGTAATCTTACTCTCGTCCTTAAACACAATAGCGTTAGAGAACGGAGAAGAACTTACAGTTTTCCACACATTGTAGAAGTAATTCCAGTATTCGCCAGAAGCTACATACTTCTCGGTGAACTTGTTCTGGATGTCATATACCTGAAACCATTCCTTGTCAATCAGAATAGCCTTTACGCCATCCATAGCTTTAAGGTCAGCATCAGATACGGTGTCAATCATATCACTACCAGCGGTGATTGCAGCGAACCGCTCATTGTCGAAGGTAGTGAAATCATCAATCAGCATCAGCCTACCCATGAAGTCGGCCTTATCCATATTGAATGCAGAAGCCAGAACATTGACGTCATAGGAAGCATTGTACATGGCGTCCATGAAGATATACTGGTCAGCCTTGGGAGTGACAGTATGTACCTTGGACATATTGTACTTGTCGCTCATGAAGGTCAGCATGTTGGAACTACCACGGAACTTGACAGCATCGTCATGCATATCAGTACCGCTTACGGCTACCTGATAGAACTGCCCATTAGCCACGCCTTTGATAATCAGGTACTTGAACAGCAAGAACTCATCGTACTCAGCAGCAGTATAAACAGCATCGACAATTCGAGCAATCAAGTCCTGCACGCCCTGCATGTCGAGGAACGCCATTCGCAAGTCCTCATCCTGAATGGTAACAGGGTACTGAACCCGCCAATTCATGGCGTGGAAAGCAGTGCGCACATCAGGCAGAGAACGCTTCAACTCACGGTCAGCAGCCTTTTCGACACTGAACTCACGAGCCTTAGTAATCTCCACGAACACTTCTTCAACCGTTTCACCGAACTCAAGGTAGCCCTTCTTCAACTGAGCGTAGGCGTTGTTGAACACTGCACTCTTTACTCTTACCAATGCAATACGGTTCACCAGAGCATTGATAAACTGGTTAGCCAAAGCGGGATAACCATACAGAATTTCCCCCACCTTGGGAATGTCGGAAGCCTTAGTTACTTCCGGAACCTGAGACTGATACTCATAGCTGGCATTCTGACGGATAGTGTTAAGAATATCCATCGTGCTGGCATTGAGTTTAGTAACTGCAATTCTCTTAGGCATTTTATTCCTCCTTAAATAAACTATCAAAAGTTAATTTCTTTTCTTCTGGTTCGTCTTTGAGTTTATCGTTTCCATCATCGTCTACGGTTGCAAAGAACCTATCTCTGTACTTTTGCTTCCAAGCTGCATCATTTTCATCGTACTTGTTCTTCCAGTCGATGTTTGCATTGGTAGCATAGTCCTTTAATGTATCGTCCATATCTTCCAACAAACCGAGTGCTGCTTCATCGGTTCTATCGCCAAGTATAGACCGGATACCATTCATTAAATCCTCATTACTTTTGATTGCCATACTATTCTCCTTAGAATTTTCTCCCGCACATCATATACACTGGCATAGGTTTTGATAACATTGGATATATCTTTAACGCACTTAGATAACGGGTAAGGTAGTTAGGTTTAAGTGGCCCCTCAAATGCTGCCAGATACGCAAAGGTAGCAAGGTCAATTTCCTTTATCTTAGCAAACTGCTCCATGCTCAACTTGCCATCAGTTCCATACTTGTCAAGAACCTGTTGCCTTAATACCAGTAAATCAGCGTATTGTTCTTCATCCCAATAGGTACGCCAACAGCCACTTGGTTCTTCCCAACCCATCCACTTGTTGACAAATGCAACCAACTGTGCATCACCATCCTCTGGCTTAGCACCCTCCACTACCTCCGTTACACTGGTGTTCGGCCCATAGTTAGGCAAGGCTTTACATCTTGGGTCATCAATGTAGGCACTGGCAGGAGTTCTCTGATACAACCCATAACCACGGGACATATCAACGGTAACGTTTTCCCAAGACCACGGATTCATACCACCCTCATGTGCGAAGTTCCCCAGCATACCCGCTTGTGCCTGTAAAGTCCACTTGCGTTTGTTGAAGAACTTGTTTATCATCTTAACATTGGCTATGTACCTTGGGTCTGTATCTGACGGAAACCCTCTACCGGGAACAGCCTGCCATGCCATACAATCACTCCTTTATAATAGTGAGTTTTACAGTGTCATACTTTCCGGAATCTACATTTATATGCAGCACTCTTTCCTCTATGGCATCATCTTCCCCATTATTTGCGGGGGTGCTGTTGTCATATTCCGGGTATCCGTACCCTGCAATCCTGTTGTAGTTCCGTGAGTATGTTTTCCTGCAAACTTGATTACCCTGATTACCTTCTATGGTGTACACCTTGGAGGTGTCGAAGTTCTCGACAATGCCAGTATGGTGAGAAACACCAGCAGCATCGTTGAAAAAAATCTGACTGCCAATCTTCGGCTCCTTTCCGAACTGCCCCTTCTTCTGGTAATACTTCAACGAGTATCTACACGCAGCACCCAATGATTTTTCAGGCTGGCATAATAGCCTTAAAGCGTCTTTGTATCCAAAGCATTTCAGGAACAGATAGTCAACAAAGATGTCACACCACGGTGAACCTCCCTTCCTACCATTGTAGAAGTTTGGGTAGTTCTTAACTATCCAGTCTGCGTACTTGTTCCAGTTTTTGTTTCCGGAGTTCGCTTCCTTATCATATAGTTGGCTGTTGCTTTGTTTCTCTTTGTAACCCACTTCTTCCTGTGCCAGTTTGATTATGTCGCTTGCATAACAGGGCATTGTTACACCTCCGGTTCAGTGTCAGCGTCTACACCGAGAACGTCAGCAAGGTGGCGCATAACTAAAGTGTTGTTATTCAGGGCTTTGGTTAATTCACCAATTTCTGCCGAGTGCTGCTCCTGCATCTTGTTAATGTACCAAAAACAGATAAGGCACACAGCAATAGGAAATCCGATGGTGCTAATCAGCTGAGAAATTGCGGCCATGTCCATGGGCTTTTTTCACCTCCCTTCGGGAGGATTATATCATAGTATTGACTTCCTGTCAAGTCTTTGGTATAATGATGTGGGAGGTTATCGGTATGGCAAAATATTATGACGGAACTAAGCTGCTATCTATGAAAGATTTGAATGGAAAGCAACCAGAAATTTATATATGTACAACGAACCGAACAGGTGGCAAGACTACTTATTTCTCCCGCCTGTTGGTACGAAGGTTCATCAAGAACGGAGAGAAGTTTGCACTGCTTTATAGGTTCAAATATGAACTGGATGATTGTGCAGACAAGTTCTTCAAGGATATACACAGCTTGTTCTTCAATGAATATGAAATGACGAGCAAGGTCAGAGCGCAGGGCATTTACCACGAACTGTTCCTGAATGATAAGCCCTGTGGTTATGCGTTATCGCTTAACTCTGCTGACCAGTTAAAGAAGTATAGCCATCTGTTCAGTGATGTTCAGAGGATATTCTTTGACGAGTTCCAGAGTGAAACAGACCACTACTGCTCTAATGAAGTTAAGAAGTTTATCTCCGTTCACACCAGTATAGCAAGAGGGCAGGGGGAACAGTACAGGAACGTGCCTGTTATCATGTGTGGGAACCCAGTATCTATTTTGAATCCCTACTATGTTGAACTCGGCATCGCTGAACGTCTACAGGATAGCACCAAGTTCTTGAAGGGAAACGGCTTCGTACTTGAACAGGGCTTTGTGGCTACTGCCAGCGAAGCACAGAAGGAGGGTGGTTTCAATCAGGCGTTTGCTTCAAATGCCTATGTTGCGTATTCCTCCGAGAGTGTATACCTTAATGATAACTCCGCTTTTGTAGAATGTCCTACAGGCCCTAACAAATATCTTGCTACATTGAAGTACCAAGGCGCAGAGTACGCATTGCGTTCTTATCCCAGTGAGGGAATTATATACTGCGACAACAAACCTGACCAAACCTATAGGTACAAGATTGCTGTAACAACTGATGACCATCAGATTAACTATGTTATGCTGAGACAGAACGATATGTTCCTTGAGAATATGAGATACTTCTTTGAGAAGGGATGTTTCAGATTCAAAGACTTGAAGTGCAAGGAAGCATTGCTTAAAGCGTTATCCTACTAAGGGTATCTTCTCTTGTTTCTGCTACTGGAACGCACAGGGAGCACAGGTGGAATAAACTGCTGTGTAGTTATTGTCGGGATTAGCTCACCGCTTTAGTGGTTCAAGAGATTCAGATACAAAAATACCCCTCGCAAGAGGGGTATTTGTTTATTTACTTTTAACCATTGATGAAAGTGATATATTTTCTTCATGTGTGGAGATTGCATCATATAGCCCCTCAATAACAGGAAGTATAGTTTTCAGCACATCTCCTGTACTGGTTACATAGGCTACATCAACATTGTTATGAATGGTGTCTCTGTGCTGCCCTTCCATATCATAGGTGACAGCATCAACCTGTGCGCAAAGTTTAATCCTGTATTCCATTCCTTACCTCATTTCATATATGGAATCTACCAACACTATACCGCCGGGTATCCTCTTAGGCATTAGCTTACCCGGAACAGCAAGACCAATGGTAAAGTCCTCTATAGTTCTTTCCTTGTTGATAAAGTCTTGTTCATAATCTTCTGTTTCGCCCAGGTCAACTTCTTCCTTCATGGACGCAAGGAACAGCTTCTTACATCGTTCTGCCATTCCTGCACACTTTAAGTTCCAATAGGGTTTCTCGATTGGTTCACAATCTTCATGGGTAACGTGCTCGGCATAGGTTTTCTGTCTCACAAACCATCCCTTATCCCAGCAACTTTCTAACTTCCAGCAACAGAACTTTCTCGGGTCTACGGTTATTCCCTTAATCTGGTCAGGTGGCAGGTCACAATGTATGCTGTCTGTGTCTGCGTATATAAACCCAGGCTTATCTGGGCCGTAATAGTTTGACTGTGCTGCACGGATTGTAAAGTTTCTTGCATAAGAGGTGATAGCTGCGCCAATAGGTATGTAACCCGGCTTCTTGTCATACGCTTCTATAGTTTTGAAAGCAAGAGTTCCGTCCTCCTTTGTATACGCTATCTTGAAACTGGAACGAGTTGAAGCAGCCATCTTACCATACAAGTTATTAAGGAATAGTTTTGCTTCTTCTCTTTGTGCGCCTTTGCTGTTCATCTTTATCTCTCTGTATTTGTTTATGTATGGGTCAAACAAATCTTCTGCTGGTGCTGAGTAGAAGTAACAACCATCGAGTATCTCTGTGTCCACAAGGTCATAATGTTCCTTGAACAATATGTAATCAATTTTGGTCATGGTCATTTCAACTATTGCAGGCTTCGTATTACCTGAGCAGTCTGTATAGTATGCACAATAGTTACCGTCTTTATCTTTTACATCGCTCGTCTCTAATGATTCAGTACCTTTATATAGGTAGGTGTGTTTTATCTGTATGAACGGCAGCTTGTTCGGCTTTAGATAAACCCTTGTTCTTAACCTTACGAAGTAGTAATGGTGTGGCTCTCTGGCTTCGTCTGGTATGTAATCACCAGACCAGAATACAGGCAGCCCAATAGGGTATCTGTTCCCGCTGTCACTGTGCATCATGGAAGGGTATAAACTGTTCACGTCTGCTGTTGTACCGTTAGTTACTAATTTCTGTGCTTTACCTTTAACCAGATAGCACCAGCCGCCCCTGTATGCTTTGTGAATGTAGTCTCCAATATTGTCAGCCCCATACTTAGTAGGTAAGTGTTCATTGTACAGGTTTGGAAACATCTTGTTATATTGTTCTTTGTCTACTAACAACTGGTCACGCAAGCTGCGCTTAAATTCCTCCAAACAGCAAGAACCTATTGTCAACTTATCGTGACCATCATTGAACATTATTTCAAGTGCTTCCTTAACAACAAGAACGTCATTAGCTATGTACTTCTTTTCTTCATCTGTAATATCGCAGCCAGCGTACCGCAATCCACGGTATTCCATGTCAAGCTTCTTGTGCTTTGTCCCGAAACTCTGACCAATTTTCTTGACGGAAAAGGGCAGTAGTTTTAAGCTGTCTCTTAGTTCAATGGTTTTCTTTCCAGCCTTGATAGTTATTCTGTACCATTGTCCCATGTCAGAAATGCTATAGCTAAAGGAATGGTTGGGCATCTTAGAAGCTCTGTTAAATCGCAATTCCTCGGGGTGTTCCCAATCCCCTGACAGGGCTTGTTCATATTTGAGTGTGTTGAACAGGTAGGACAGCCAGAATGCCCCATCGAATTTGAGGTTATGGAAGTAGCAAACAATATTGCATTTAAGAGATTGGAAATATTCATATAGTTCTCCTATTGAGTAGAATATACTTACGTCCTCTGTGCCAAGTTCCACACAAGCTGCTGCCCATACTTCTGTTGTCTCTTGGCCAGAGAAAACCGTTGTCTCAAAGTCTCCGACAAAGATTCTTTCTTGCCTTGCTGGCATCTTAACGCCATTGCGTTGGTATCATGTCGGAAGGTTCATCACTAAAACCTTGGAGCATGTCGGCAGCAGTTTCTATGTTTGCTATTTCATCGGCAGATAATGGTGCAAAGTTGGTATTATATATGATAATTACCTCGCGCATGGTGGACATAATAGCGGCTGCGGTGCTTTCTTGTTGCATTCTTGCGTCCAACTCTTGTATTATTGTGGCATTGGCTTCTATTACTTTTGCGACAGATTCCTCTCCGTTAGCGTCTATGGCTCTTTCAAAAGCATCGAGCAAGACAACACCATATGGTATCTCATCCCTGCGCTTACTTCCACGTCCTGCTCGTTCCCATACTACAAGAGCAGGGGGCAAACTATAAAGAAACCGTCTATGTTCATCCAGGACTTTAAGATACCCTGCGGCTTGCATCCTTTCCTTTAGCTGCTTGGCAGCACGGCCACGGTAATAGGCTTGCCGCCTTTCCCGTGAAAAGTATTCTTCCCCGGTGAAGTGTTCCCCTGTATCGTAGTCAATGTGATATGCCCGTGCGTAGACTGCTTCCCTTGTGAGCGACTTTAGGTAGCCCAGATACTCTTGTGTGTTACGGCGATTTAGATCAAATGCATCTTCTGCAAATTCGTACCCCCTTTCCTCCATGGATTTAAGCATCTTGCGGATACGGGTTAGCTGTGCTGTGACTGCCTTTGCATATGGGTTCTTCTTTCTTGGCATGTGGTTCTCCCTTCTATAAACTTAGGGACGGGAGTGTAGGTTTCCCGCCCCTATTTACTATACTCTACACTGTGTAGTAGCTTTAGACAAGCGTACAGGTAAGGAAGTCTTTGCCAGCGTAGTTCTTACTGGGCTTCCGATAGAACTTGAAGGTAGGAACGTATCCTTCTTCTCCTTCCAGATCACCCAGAATATCGTCCATGCTGCTCATCAGCGTCTCGGAACCAGTTATATAACGCTCGCCATCTGTTGCGACGATTACACGCTTACGATAGTCCTTCTTGTTCTGGTCACGAACGTACTCATTGTGGACGTTAAAGTCTACATAGTAGTCAAATTCGATAACTAAAGGAGCGTCCTTAGTTGCATCGTCAAGCTGCGTACAGTCATTGAACTGCTTAGCAGCAATGCGATCCTTGATGTTGAGTTCCTTGGTGGCGTTAATGAATGTTGCCTTGTAACCTTCCATGCTGCACCTCCTGATTATTCAGCGTCCTGAGTGTTGGAACGGGGAGGCAGCACAACGCTGTTAGCGATGAAAGTGGCTTCGTCCATGCCGTAGAGCTTTTCGATTACTTCGTACTCGGCTACCGCTACAGGCTTTACAGTGCTATTCTCGCACATTTCACCGATGATTTTCAGTGCAGCTTTTTCCTTCAACTTGCCCTCACTGTCAACCATGGTTCCGGGGAGATAGAAGTCCTTGTTGCAAGGTTCTGCGGTGGAGATATCCAGACAGAGGACGTTTACCAGAGTGCTTTTAATCGTGCGAGTTACCATTACTTTTCGTGCCATTGTTACATTTCTCCTTATGATTTTGATTTTTCGGGAAGCGTCTGAATCGAACAAACGTTTAAGCTGCCAGCCCTCCCATACAGGGCGGGGAGTGGGAAAGAAGAAGGAAACCACTCCCCATGAGGTCAACCGAGAATCCCTATCGGCTACGCCTTATTATAACATAGGTTCGATGTTGTTGTCAATACCCAAACTGTCAGACCGCCCTACGGTGGCTTTTAAGGAGCCTTGGCCTAAACGGGGGACATCCTCACCGACATATGCTTTATTGTATGCCTTTATAGCGATTCCGTATATGCGCAGCCTTGTAAGACCCGGCCACTCCTTGCGCATTTTGCGCAGCATGGTGTTGTTATCGGCAGTGCAAGCGTGATAGTACAGGTATTTTATCATTTCTGAGATTATGTTTCCTTCAAAATCACTCCAATCTTCATGGATAGTTCGATTGTACAGGTTACGGATATCTTCCGGTGTCCATGTTTTCCGGAAATATTCGGCAAAATAGTCTACTGCTTGGGCATATACATTTTCCATCAATTCTCCTTCTTGGCTTTGCAGATAGTCATTAGACGGTCTGATTGCCGTTTTATTATGAGTGCTTGTTGTTCATTCTGCAAGCGCAAGGCTGCAATTTCTTCGTCTTGCAGTTCTATTATTTTCTGGTATGCAAGCTGCATTTTCTCGTAGCGACTTGCAATGTATTCCTCATGTCGTTTTTTGGCGTTACGGTGTTTACGGATTTTGTCGCTGATAATGGCAAGCAAGGCAAGTGACGATGTGCCTATTATCATGCATTCTGTTAAGGTGTTTAATAGTTCTGATTCAAACATTGTTCATGCGCTCCAAATATATGTCCTGTGTCATTTCCACATAGGTTAGGACGCTATACAGGAAGTCCAGAGCGTCCAGCATTTCCGTGAAGCGGAAAGCGTAGTCATTTTTCGGTAGGTCTATCCATGTTTTTATATCTGGCTCATAGTGTTGCAAGTACCATGTGCCTTTGCCATTCTTATTACAGATACGGTATCTTGCGTCAAGTTTTGCAGATTCTTCTACAGTCATATTTTTATCCCTGTCCTTCTCAATTTTGCTATGTTATAAAGGGTTGATAAACCTTTTATAAGTCTGTTTGTGTAATAGCCGTTATCGGCCCTCAGATATAAGGTGTCCTCGTCCAGATACCCTATAATTTGTCCAGCAGCCTTGAGACGGAAAACAGAGTGCGTTCTGTCAGCAATAACCGGTATGTTATATGGCCCTTGCATTATAATAGTTGACCGGCCCAATGGCCTTGACGGAATAGGTTGATGTGCTGGGCGTTGATCTGCAATATCACGCCATTTTAGATCATAGGTTATACCACGGTGTAGCGTCCACTTACTGAGCATATTTTCCTCCTTTTCTCATGCATATGTGCATGCGTTAACGGATAGCTATGTATCCGTTACAACGGCACATATCATTCATCGAAAACCTTTACGAAAATTAAGTATGTACGGTCTGAATGGATTAACTTAAAACCAGATTGAAGGTACTCGTTTAGGTCATTCAAATCATAGCCTTTAATCGTTATCATAAGCAGGTCATCCATGTACTGCCGCAAAATTGATTTATTCATTATGCACCCCCGTTATTGCGTCAAACCAGACAATCTGGTCAAGGGCTTCATTCACTACATCAATACCACCCGGTTCGAGAAACAATTCAAAACGCAAGACGTGACCACCTAACTGGTGGAGTTCATGCTCAACGTCATATTCCCACAGCCAGTCGATAAATTTAACTACCCTTCTAGTCATTTCGTAAGTATCTGTACGTAGATCTATAGTATACTGCTTCATACGTTCCTCCATGTATAGCGCTTGCAGCCACTGCCGTAGTCGGCAAAAAACTTTGCAATGTGTTGTGCGCTGGTTGCTGTGTAGCCGTAGACCATGCGGAGGAAGTCGAAACCCTCTCCAGTGCTCTTATATATTCCGGCCACTATGGTGTTGTGTGACTGCAACAAATAGCAATCCCCACAATCATAAACAACGGCTTTGCATGTTCTCAGGCGTTTAACTTCTACAGAAGTAGGCTTTGTTGTTTGCAACCACAACCTAAACAATTCCACACGATCGTTGATGGTTTTCTGGATGGATTCTTTTTTCATAATATTTTTTCCCTCTTTTCCCGTCCCTTTGTGCGGACGTTGTAACGCTCAACATGTGAGCGTTACCGCATTGAACAAGTTAATCGTTTTCGTAAGTCCAGCACCTGATAATTGCCCTATCTTCTCCGTTATTGTCAAACATACAATAGTCCATTGGTTCCATGGTGCCAACCATCACGGAAATTGCTCTTGCTTTGTCTACTGGAAACTTTTCCGATAACAAGCGGGCATAAATTTCTTGTGTTGTGAAAATAGTAATTTCGTCCGATGTGTAGGTTGTAAGAGTATAATATTTTTTCAGCATAATTTTTTCCTTCTTTCCCGTGTCGCTGGACACGCCAAACAATATAAAAATTTTATACAGTTTGGCGTGTCCGACTCACGCCTTTGTGGTAGTATTCTACCCCTTTTGTTGGTACGCAAATGCATACTTCGCCCATACCGATAGAGCATTCCCTATGCACTTGTCAAGGCCATAGCTATCGCCAGGGTAGGGGTACTGCTCACCCTACGCTTGTTGTGCCCCGGAGGCCCCTTTCCTGTCCCCCTTGGCTACGCCTATAGTATACCACACCCCACCCCCGATTGCAATAGGGTTGACCGTTTGTTAACAATTTGTTCATAATTGGGGAATGTGAACAGAGTGTGAACTTCCAGAGGGAATGCTCTAT